GAATCTCTTCGCCCTCAATGGGTTCGGCTGCAGCTCCTTCTGGGTAGACTCGGAGGCCCGAAGCCATAAGAGCTTCGATGATGGCATCACCGTTGGTCTTCCCTTCTGAGAGGGCCTTATCAATGAGTTCCTTGGCACGCTGGGTGTCAGGGTTCTCCTGATATTCTTCAGGTGTTCCAGGCATTATACGATTTCCTCTTTTTCTTTTTCGCGGGCAGAACGCTGTCTCTCTAACGCTCTTCGTGCAGCTTCAACTCGTGTTCGAGGAGTAAATGGAGTTCCACCAGCCAATGGCCCAAGTCCTCCAGCTTCAAGATCCTCGACCTCTTCTGGAGTGGTCTCTGCGACCTCACCAGCAGCCGGTGCTGTAGTTTCTGCCCCAGCCGGAACAGGTGGCGCTGGTCTGGGAACGGCAGCTTGAGTCTCCTCAAGACTCTCTTGACCTCGTCCAATAGACTGCAAGAATCTTTGAACACGAGATGCGACCAGATCCTTCAACTCCTCATAGGGCATACTCTCGTAGTCCTCAAAGGGGGTCGGTGCTGAAGGAGGCAATGCCATTCGAATACTCAGTGGTTGTCTATTTCTACCTACTTACAGGTCGTTCTGTCAAGCCTCGACGGCCTTTCTCTTCTTGTGATGAGTCTGAAAGTCTTGGACATCCTTGAAACCACCTTTCTTGACTGCCCGATCTGCTTGATCCTTGATGGTTGTATTGAATGTCTTGTCTTCCTGGCTGCCTTTGGAGACCGCTTTGACATTCGGATGATGCTTCATCCAATCACGTTTCTCCTGGTTTGTGCTCCATGTCACGCCAAGCTGCTTACTATGCTCTTCATTACTGAAGATGATTCCTTGTGGATGGAAGAGGCTGGGTCTTACTACACAAACACCACTGCACTTCTCACAGGTATGTCGCTCATCCGGAGAGCAAAACGCTTCATGCTCACCACACTTTGGGCAGACTTGATCATAGAGAGGCATCAGTAACCAAAGACCCGCGCCCGCCAAGAGGACGGACTCTCGGCCGTTGGTAGAGCTGCTGCGGGTGCTTCTTTCCCAGTTTCTGTGAGACCTTCTCCTATCATAGCTACAGCCCCCAGTTTTTCTCCTTTTGATAGATCCTTCCATTGCTCTCCCTCACCCCATATGCCCTCTTTTGCTGGAGCCTCAACAGCAGGAGCAGAGATGTCAGCGATCTCTGGAGGTGCAATATCCTTCCTCATAAGCTCCATCTCTTCGCTGCCTCTGGCAGGCGCACCTGTCCCGACAAGCTGAGATGCTCGCTTTCTCTCTCCTCGTCCTCTCTGCTGATAGGCAACCGCCTCTGTGGCTGCATCCTGACGCGCCCGAGCTTTAGAACCGTAAAGGGCCATGTTGTTCTCCTATGCTACGCCTGGGGAAGGAGCTGCAAACCCTGCACCGCCTTCCATTCCACCCTGAGCTTCAACCGGGACTTCTGGTGCTCCCTCGGGCATACCACCTGTAGCCATAGTGTCCTGTCCAGGGAGCATCGACATAGTCTCACCGGCAGCTTGTCCAGACTGCATCGCTGCCGCCTGATTCTGCTGCTGTTCTTGAAGCTGTGCTTCACTAATCAAAACATCCGCTCCAATATCAAGAACGTCGAGAAGATGAGCTACGAGACGCCGCTGGTCGATATGAGGAGATGTAACCAACAACTCCATATATGCCTGCATCTTTTTGAGCTGAGCAGACTTACTGTTCTCTGTCGGAGAATATGGAGCAACCTCGTAGTCAATCTCAAGTGGCTCTTCGACATTCTGCCCAAGCGCGCGAAGCTCTTCAGCAATCCGTGGGTTCCGTGCGATCAGATGCTTCCGTGCAACGACGAAGGCTTCTCCAGTTCCTGAAGTACGAGTTGGAATCTCTTGCGCAGAATCCAAGAACTCTTCATAGAGTCCAATCGTCGTCTCAGCTATGTGCTGAATGACAGAGTTGATGAGCTTGGTTCGACGGCCCAAGCGAGTTCGCATAGCTGAGTCGATGAGAGCAAGCTCTGTAGCGACCTCTGAGCTTCCAGCCGTCCCACGGGCATAGTCAGGGATACCCAAGACGAACTGGATGGAGCCCTCAATGCGATCCCGTATGTCGGTGAACTCGGGAACCAGAGTTGAAGTAGGAGTCTGGCCAAGAATATCAGCAAGAGGAGAAGCGTTTTTACCCTGAAGTCTGACCACATCTCCAGGACTTGTTGACGTAGATACCTGATCCGTGAAGTCCTCTGGGTTGTCGCAGAGGGCTTCGTTGATGACGGTGATTGGAATGGAGGATTGAGCATGGCGTAGTTCGAGGGTATCCAGCTCGTTTAGCCTCCTCTGCTGTCTCTCAACAAGTTGACTGTCTGACATGCCTCCGATGTCAGCCATGTTGTCATTGAAGGTCAGCAGAGAAAATGGATTCCTCACAAAGACATAAGGAAGATCACCCGCAAATAGAGGATCTTCCTGGCCTTCCAGCATGTGATAGTAGCGGTCATTGGTGAAGTCATAGACCTCATAGACAGTCACCCACTCAAAGACTTCACGGATCTTTTCAGTCATGGTAGAGCTGGTGTCTTCGCTGTCCTTGAGCCACTTGGGATAGCTGCCAAATCGAGCCTTCTTGGCTATGCCTCCATCGTAGAAAGTCTTCTTCCCACGAGCCTTGATCTTCTGCTTCGTGCGCGCGAAGAACTCAGCTTTGGTGAGTGTAGTGACTTCAATGGCATAGCGGATGTCCTCCCATCTGCTGACACTCATGTCAAAGAAGAAGTATCGAGGATCCAAGATGACGTAGTCAGGGCGGTTCTTTGAGAAGCTCCAGACTGCTTTCAGGATAGAACGCGGGTAGATCGAAGCCTGAGTTGACATCTTCCACAGAATCTTGTGGCCTTCGATTCGATACAGGATGTCGTTGATCAGCGCCTCGCGATACTTCGAAGCAAGCCTTGATTCATCATCACGCCTTCGGGGAAGGCAGGTAACCCTCGGGTTGGGCGGGCAGACACTCGCGACCATAGTGTCGCAGAAGGCGTACAGATAGTTGTTCTCAATGAGAAGCGGATCATCTGCTTGCTGTCCAGCATCACCCCAGAACTCTGAGCGGTACCATGCACGCCACTTGTCCCAGATCGGATGCTCCTTGTTCGCCTTGGTGATGTGAGCATCAACAATGGATCTGAGAGTTTTCGGATCAAGTGACATCTATGCTCGCTTCCCATCAGAGTGTATACGCAGCGAAATCGCATATGCTTGTTTGGGATCTTTGCCCTCTTTTTTGACGAGGTGCTTCGTTTTCTTGTTCACCTTCTTCTTGGCCTTCAAAGTCTTCGGAGTCGGTTGCTTCTTCTTGCGCTTCTTCCGCTGATATTCCAGGGCCTCGCTTGCCGCCTTATTCCGATCTGTATCTCCGTAAGCCATCTTCCCTCCTCCGCTTTTACTGCTGTGGTGTCAGGGTATGGGCTCATGCCCAGGTGGTGTGTTGTCGCTTCTATGCGAGGAGAAGACGAACCGTGATCGCAGAGTCGGGACCAGTTCCGGCGCCACCTGCTGAGCCTGCCGTCTTGGAGGCTCCGATGCTGATTCCTGTATCGAAGGCAATCCCGATTGGGAAGGAATATGTCGTCTTCGCAGCCGCCTTCACTGGAAGGATCATGCTGGGCGCAGTCGTCCCAAAGGTCACGCTCGTCGTAAGATTAAACAGCTTTACATAGATGGTGTCGCTGGCATTCGCTGTGTTGTCGATCTCCACCATCTGGACAGTCCCCGCTCCAGGAACCATATTTTCATCAACAGACTCATCCACATCAGTGTTTGTGATGATCGTTGAGGATGAGGGACTACTGATGCTGCTGACTGTGACGGCCATAGCTGGGCTCCATCAAGAGTGGGTGAGGTGAACAGTGACGGCAGAGGCTGGATCACTCGTTCCAGCGGTCCCTCCTCCAGCGGTATCTCCTGCCATAGAGATCCCAGATGCGAATGAGTACCCGCCTGGAATGAAGACATTGAAACGGGTGGTAGCGGCGCACATGAAAGTCATCACAGGCGCTGTAGTTCCAACTGTGATCTCTTGCGCATCATAGAACTTCAGATAGACGATGCTCGCTGCGGCATTGTGGATCTCGATGGCATAGATTGTTGAGCTTGTCCCAGTAACATCTGCCTGCCCTGCATTCGACACACCCGTATCTGCGTCGGTATTGATCGTGATCTTATAGGTCGTAGCAGTTGTGAAGCTCGTGGTTGTCACAGCCATGTCGGATCTCCTGAAGCAGTAGAGGCTACTGTACTACAGCCAGTATCTCTTTCGCGTGCGATGTCGAGATTTGTAAAGCTCGGCTTTCTCATCAAAGGTATAGGGTCGAAGGGTAATGATGTTGTCCTGCTCAGGCCCGAAGGTGGGTTTGTAGCGCCTCGGCGCCATCCGCGCACCCACGATGGCCATCTGAAGGGCGCTCACTTTGTCCCAGTGGTGTCGATCGCGTCGTCGGGGCGAGGCCTTCCCTCGGGCGATCTCACTATTGGCACCCTCCTCAATCCGCTTGTCATGCTTGTATGATGACAACTGCTCGACAGTGTCCCTATCGTTGAGGCGGAGGTCGTCCAGTAGAGCGTCCACGAGCCACCCAAGGACTCGATCAATCGACTGTGCTGTGCTCGTGAATCCTGGCTTCCGTCTCTTCTCATAGAAGAGGTTGGGATAGTCCCACTCGCGGAGGAGAGAGATGACTGACTGTCCGACGCCATTGGATTCCACGACGATGCTGGCTTTATTATACTTCAAGCCTATGGATTGGAGCTTTCGACTGAATATGAGCGGATCACAGTGAGTGGCGAAGGAGGCCACCTGTGTCCACTCCCCATCATACACCTTGAGCACCTGAAAAGAAGCATGATCCCGAGCAGCGTGGCCAGAAGGATCAGCTCCAATGACATAGACTGCATTCTCTTCAGGCTGCTCGTATTCCTGGTAGGGTGGCGACCAGCCTTTTAGATCAGGATTGTTGAGGTGTCTCTCTAAAGCATGTGTTGGAATGGCTGCATTCGTAGCTTGGAGCCAACAGGTCAAGTCATCGAAGGGGTAGAACACCTTGAATAGGTCCGGATTGCGCCTAAGTTGGGCGTCCGTGTCGAGCATCAACCGGCGAAAGGCCATATTCTCCTTGGTAAGTCCCTGATTCCCGAACTGTGCAAGTAGATCTATTTCTTCGTTATCCAATACCCAGTCTTTCTGCCAAGTACGCCTATTTAGCTTGCCATCCCAGAAGGGAAAGAACTTATATAGGTGTCTACCTGCCTGTTTCTTGGCTTCAAGGCAGTGATTGTGCCAATCAGACCTGGCTTCCCACGCAGTGCACTCGAATATGACCAAAGCGTGGTCCCTATTCATGAGAGAGGGCCAGATCAGGAACATCGACCCCAAAAAGTCCGCCCAAAAGGCGCATTCCGAGGCATGGAAGCTATCTGGCGACTGCCCAATGCCCACTGCCCCCGATTCGGCAGACAAAACGCGCATTTTCCCGCCTTCGAGGGGCCGAAACGTCAGTTGTCGGGACTCTCGGGACGTAATAGTGCGACTTCGCACCTTCTTAGGCCACCTTTCGTGGAGATGGTGGACCCTTTTATGGAGATACTCGGCACGATCATTCGTATCTGCGATGCACACATGGTCCCAACCAGGCGTGTAGGCGGCCTTGGGATAACAGGCATACTCGGCTGAGAGGCTTTTTCCCATCTGCCGGCCTGTGAGAATGGTCAGAAACTTGGTTTGACCATCGCTTGTGAGCGGTGGACTCGTCGCATAGTCCAGGATCGCCAACTGCAGCTCTGATGTGATGCGAGTTGGGTCATACTGGACAAACTTTCCGCTCTTTTGGTCATGCACTTGCCCTAAGTTGGGCAATACCTGCTTTGGTGACCGCAGAAAGCCAAGGATCTGGGTTGCTTGGTTGCTCATCCGTAAGCCACATCTGGGTCATCGAACGCACCAGCCAGAGACGCATGAATGTCGGGATTGTCTACCTCGAAGGTGCCCTTATTGAACTTAGACTTAACATTTTTAGGCTCGAATATAATGACTTCTGGAAGATTCCACTCTGGATCCGAGATGATTCCATCATATCCATGTTTCTTAAATATGTCTGACACATCATTTGGGGTGACAAATAATCCATCATCACCAAATAAAATGCCCAGACTTAGATCATCAGCCTCCGCTTGGCCACTCATGCCGCCACTTATCGAAGGCCGTATATATTGTTCAGGATCATATAGTTCACGCAATACTTCTGGATCTCTTCGCTTTAATGCTTCGAGTTCCTCTGTATATTCTTGGAGCTGATGCCAAAACCATACATCATGGTAGCTGACATCTTCCAGAGGAGTGTCCAAAAAATCACTATGCCGATCAAGTTTATCTTCAATAACCGCAATCTTATACTTTACTGCATCGGGTGAACCGGTAAGCGCTGAAACCGTCATCAATCGATCATCCGTATTGAAATGAACTGATCTCTCCCAATTCGACTTGGCACCTTCAGCGCTGTCCAGGCGGCGAGCAACTTCAAGATCCCGAGCTTGGATCTCCTCCAGTATCTGTTTGAGCTTATGAAGCTCGTCAGGGGAGTCCTTGATCTTCTTACTCAGATCAAGTGGAGAGTCCATTTTAATATAGACCGGATAAACACCCTTCTCTGCCTCTTTTGGGACGAACTCTGAACGATAAGGCGCCATA